GAGCGCATGACTGTTAATCATGATGTCGCTGGTTCGAGTCCAGCTTGGGGAGCCAAAACAAAAACATACAAACCGTTTCGATAATATGCGGCTGTATGGTAATCAAAAAGCGTCGGGAATAACTTCTCGGCGCTTTTACTTTTCCCTAAACAAAAAATCTCCCGCCCTCAATCAAGAGCGGGAGAAAATTTTATCAGAACCTGTTCAGTCCCTTGCGGATAATAGCCGCAGGAAAATCACGATAGCAGTAGTCCATGTCAACATTACCCTTAATACCATAAACCTTGCCCTTCCAGCTGTACTGCCAGATGCCTACGTCGTCAGCAGAGATGCACTTGGGGAAAATGTTCTCCACTCTCGCTACCCAGCAGGTGTAACGCTTGGGAAGGTCAGCAGTCAGCTTGTCCCTGAAAAATGTGTCATAGCTGTAAATGCCTGCCCATGCTTTGGCGGCTTCCAGACGGCTGCAAAATGCAGATACCATGTCACAGCATACAGTCCTCGACGCCTTGCCCTGTTCCTCGAAATCGCCGTAAACAGGCAGCTCAAATGACTTGCCTTTCATGATTTTCAGCATGAAATCAGCTTCCCTGACCGCCTCCGCCACAGCTTTCGCATAACAGTAGTGGTATGCCCCCACCATCAGACCCGCCGCCTTTGCACCCTTGTAGTAGTCCTCAAATCGGCGGTCAACCTGCCTGGGGCTTTCAATGCCAAATCCCGTGCGGATAATAACGCCGTCAATGCCCGATGCCTTGACCTTCACGAAATCGACCTTCCCGTTGTGATGGGACAGGTCGATTATTTTCATTTTGACTTCTCTCACTTATTTTCCCCGCCTTTCGACTTCATCACATCAATGATTTTATCAAATATCCTCTTTACAGGCTCGGGCAGAACGCCCATAAGCGCAGCGTTTTCGCATATTGATATCAGTTCGGACGCACAAAATGCGATAACAACAGCATTGCGTATGTAATCACACCCCAGCAGCACATCAGCGTAATGGGCGCATACCACAAGCAGTATCGTGCAGATTTTTTTGATTATGCCCTGCCAGCAAGCCTTAGAGGACAGCGCACCGTTCTCAGACTTGCTGGATTTATTCCAGAAAATAGCGCAGGCAATACCTGTCGCAAAATCCGCTGCCATAAAGATAAGCAGCGTAATAATGGCATTATCCCAGCCGCCCAGGGCTGCCGAAACAGCCCCGCCTATTGCACCGATAATGGCGCATACATATGTTTTGATGTTCATTGACATTTTCATTCTCCCTTTATTAAACGTTAAATCGTGCAATATCCGAATTGTAGTTGTTTATGATTTCAATTTGACTTAGCGCACGTTCATAATATGCGACACGATAAAATTTATACGCACCTGCTGAATAATATGAACCACCACCTCCGACACACCCCATGTAGGGGATTTTGGTTGATTTTTTATAATCAGCTAACGCCAATATTTCCGAACCAACTATTGTACCGTTAATATAAAATATAACGTTTTCGCCGTTGTACGTTGCTACAATGTGGTACTTGGTATTTTGTTCGTAACTTCCACCATTGATATATTGATATGCGTTCGATGAATTGTTGAAAATTCCAAATTGAATTGCATTGTTTTCGGTGAACAATCCAAATCCCGCATGGTCAAAATTATTTATGATATCATTTTCCGACGTGTTGCCGCTTGTGATCTCAAAAAATAATTCCGTTGTGAAATGATCACTATTAAAATAAACGGGAATACGTAACGCGCTGTCTACTCCTGTTTCTTTTACATAGTGATTATCAGATAATAGCAATTTTCCCGTATCAGCCAAATAACGCCTCATCACAGCATTGCTTACTATATCAATCCAATATGCACCGTTATCAGTATGCTTTTGACCGAAATTATAAATGCCGTCAAAAAACATTTTGGCGCCTACTGCATATCCCAACGATCCGGGTGTTACCTCCGTTATTTCACCACCCCCTTTCTGAACAGCCTTAAAATTTGCCGCAGCCTCATTCTTGGCAGCTACCGCCACAGCACCCGAACCTGTGATATATACAGTGTCCAGCCCCATCATGTGCATATAGTTGAACGTCTCGCCGTCCCCAATGGTGATAACGCCATCATCGCCCTTGGCAGCACCTGATTTCAGGGATACTGTGATATCCTTGCCCGACTTGTTGCGGATATCAAATCCGTTGTATTTGGCATCAAATTTCACAGCACATTCAGTGCCGTCAAGGGTGATCTCGATGACCCTGTTGCAGCCGTTTACTTCTTTTACCATAAATATCCTCCTTTAATTGCTTGCCGAATACTTGTGCCCATCTGCTCCAAATCCAATCAAATAGGTATCTGTGCCTGTAAATTCGCTAGTGCCACCGCTGTCCCATGTGTATATGATCTTCCAGGCTCCTGTTGTGCTGTCAGTCACCGAAAAATATGTTACTTTAGGCATTCCCCATGTTGGCAGGAAACTATTGGCAAATCCCCAACTTCGCAATGTTGATAATGGATTTCCCGATAAATCATAAACAATGGTTTGGGTTGAATACATATCTTCCCCGTATGTTTCCGTTGTTCTGACCTGTACACCCAATGTTTCATCAGCAACAGCATCGCCGCCGATGATGTTTACAACATCGCTGTATGATGTGCCATCAGGGAATGTATATTTGCCATGTTCCTGTCCGTCCTCATAGCCCTCTTGATATCTGTCCGGTACATTGACATTCACAGGGTCGAATCCATTACAGGAATAATCAGCGGCGCTGTATGTGCCGTTTGCGGTGACCGTCAGGGGACTGATAACAACCGATTTTACACCGTCATCGTGTCCTTTATCATATCCCTCCTGATATCTGTCAGGCACATTAACCTCCACAGGATTAAATCCAACATACCCCTCAGCTTTTTCGGCATCGGAAACATTGTATGTGCCGTTTTCTGTGACACTCAGCGGCTTGACCTTTCCGCCCTTACCTTTCATCAGCCCCAGCAGGAACCACATCATATCATCCATCGCCGCTCACCTCGCTTGTCGTGGGAATAATGTTGCCGTCTGTGTCCTCAGTAATGGCGTACTCAAAAATTTTGCCGTTGTAGTTCGCCCGGAGGCTTTTGCCGTCCTCAGCAATTTTCACCGCAGTGGGCATCATGCCATTCAGGATAGCTCCCGCAAATCTGGCAACACCCTCGCCAGCCATTTCAAAGCCGTATTCGGTTTTAGAGTTCTCGTTTACGAATTTTATGCCCTGTCGGGTCATTTTCGTGGAGCCGTTGACCTCACCTATCTGTACACGGTCAGCCAGAGGGTCATATTCGTTCTCCTGCACACTGTTCCGCCCCATCTCGGCAAACAGCCCGTAGTCGGTAATTTTCATACGGCAGAAGTTCGTCACAAGCGTTGTTTCACCAAAGGTAATGCCCGCCCCGGGGGCAGGATACGCACTTACAAGAGCCTTGCAGCTCCACGCCCTGTAGGACTTGTTCTGTATCGCACCTATGACCGCACCCGCCAGCTCTTCCGAGGCATAGACCGAGCTTATCTTCATCGTGTGATATGCGTCCGTGTCGCCGCCCGAAGCGTATGTCCTGCTGCCGTCGGTCATGATAACGCTGCCGCATACCTTAGTCAGACCGTATTCAATGCTGCTGTACTTGTCAACGGCAAACAACGCCGATGAAGCACCGCAGGCAAAGGGCAGAAATGTAAGCACCCCGCCCTGTACGAAGAAACAGCCGCAGGCCGCCTCCGCCAGGTCGGAGAGTATTTCCTTGGCAGTCCGCCCGAAGACCTTGTCCTTGGGGCATTTGGTGATTTTTGTGCCGATGATGTCACCCGCAGCGATCTCCGTAAATCCGCATATGCTTTTGATGTTGGCAAGCACGGCGCTTACAGATGCAAATTTGGGCTTGTTTTTCTTGTCAGAGCTGTTGCTGCTATCGCCGCTGCCGTTGCTGTCACTGTCGGACGAACTATCACCGCCCGAGCTGTCCTCCTCCGCCGTGAAATCACTTTCTTCAAGGGTGCATTTGGCAGATGTGAACATCGCCCTGTCATAGCAGGTGAAGCTCAGCCTGCCGCCCGATGGCTTCCTGCTGCTCACATAGAACACAGGCACCTCAGTTCCGCAGGAAACAAGTACCTCCGCACCATAGGGGAACAGCCCCACGGTGTCATCGTCATAGTCGCAGGCAGGAACATCAAAGGTCAGCTGCTGACTGCAAACGCCCCTTGCACCGTATCCGTCCGCAGTGTATGATATCTGCAGGTTATTGAAGTGCGGCACATCAATGCCGCCGATGCTCAGAGCAAGGCTAAAGGCGGGAGCCGCCCACAGGAGCGGCGCTTTCAAGGGTCAGGGACATATCCCATTCAAGCCCCTTGCCTCGGCTCACAGCCTTGTAAGCTGTTTTCTTGAACTGTGCCGACACCGCTGCAGGGGAGGAGTAGGTCACAGGAAATGTCTTTCCGCTGACAGCGCTTGATATCTTAGCCGCCGCAGATGTGGGGACCTTTTTCAGCGTGATGTTCAGCGTAATGATATCCCCTATATAGCCGCCCACAGTGGAGCCGTCATGGTTCTCAAATGCGCTGCTGTCCTTTTTGGGGGCGGAGCTGACGGTAAAATCCGTCACATATCCGTCCGCCTTGACGTTGTTGATAACAAGTTCAAGCATATTATCTTCCTTTCTGCACATTGACGCTCTGGGTGTAGTCCAGCGAATATTCACCGCACACCTTGCTGTCAAGGGTGAGGTCTCCGCCTGTGACCTCCACATTTACATTTACATTTCGGTTTCCGCCGTTTTCCGCAGCGTTCTTGTATGATACCTCGGTGGCAACAGTGCCGCTCACCTGAGTGAAAGCGGAAATGTTCATCAGCTCGGACAGCTTGCCGCTGAAACCGCTTGCGAACTGCTCCGCAGCTGCCGCACCTGAATCATAGGCGTTCACCCCCATGTCAGTGAGAGCCGCCGCAAAGGCGTTCTGCATATTTTCAGCGTCCTTGGCGTAAAGGTCGGCGGACAGATCATCTGCTATCTGCTCCTTGCGTTTATACAGCTCGATGACCTTTTGGCGCTCTTCTTCACTCATACCCGCAAGGTATTCTGCCATTTTGGCACCGTCCTCGGCGGACATACTGTTCAGCTCTTCGAGGAGAGCGGCACTTGCTCCGTCCTCTTTCAGAGCCTTGATGTCAGCGTGATATTTCTCCATGGCGGCTATCTGCTTTTCAATGTCATTTACCTTGTAGATGGTGGTCTCATTGCCGTCCTCGTCCGTTTCCTTTTCAACGGAAAAAACAGAACCGCCCACAGCCATGAGCTGTGAACGGTAGTCGCTCTGTGCAGTGAGCATATCGGAATATTTTTTCTGATAAAGGGCGTTCAGGTCGTCAAGGCTCTCGCCTGCGCTTTTTATCGCCTTGTTCTGGCTGTCCTCCCGGTCGTCCAGAGCTTTTTTCTGCTGCTCCTGCTCATAGGCACGGAGCTTTTCGTAATACCCCCAGTGCTCGGTGTTGCTTTCATCGCCGTATTTTCTCAGCAGTTCAAGGCGCTTTTGATACAGCGCATCTTCATCGGCGATAATGCCCATGGCATATTCATGGTCAAGCTTCTGCCATTGGCTTTTCAGCTCCTCGTCATTCATCTGTTCGGCGGCAGTCTCGGCGAGGGCACGCTGTTCGGATATTGCTTCGGCAGCAGACTGATTTTCAGCTGCACTGTTTTCCTGAGCTTTTTTCCATTCTTCCGCACGCTTTTTTTCACGCTCCAGAACGGCTTTTGCATTGGCTTCTCTCTCAGCTTCCGCTTCAAGCCATTCTTTGCCACTCATGTCAGCAGCAGTCAGACCAAAATGCTCATTTATTTCCTGCATACCCTTGTCATATGCTTCTGAAACGGCTTTTTGCCCGTCCTCTATCATCTGCACAGTGTCATCAATACCATCACGCATATAGCCTACCATAGCGGTTGACGCTACATTGTTTATATCTCCGCCGTAAACGTCACCGCCAAGCAAATTATCAATTCCGAGCATTACGTGTTTCTGGGCATTATCAACGGCATCGGAAAGGCTAAGCATCATCTGTTCTGCAGCGGTTGACCAATCGTAATGAATAAGCTCGTCAGCAATGACGGTACAGAAATCAACGCCTGCATCTATAAGTATCTCGCTTGAATCAACGAGCGCATCAAAAAGTTTACTCACTATGTCAGGAGCTTTTTCGGCAAGAATGGGTATTGAAGCTGTAATGCCGTTTGCCAAGCCGTCGATCAAGCTTGCAGCGGCTTCCGAAAGCTTGTCTGCATTATCAAGTATTGTCTCTGCAACGGTAAGTGCCGCATCAATGGCAGAGGGAATGAGTGAATCAAGATTATCCGAAATGCCGTCTGCAAGAGCTGTCACTATATCCGAGGCTCCATCAGTTATGATGTCTGCGTTGGAGAGGATAGCTTCCGCTATTGATGTGCAAAGCTGTGCTGCCGAGCCAGCAAGGTTCGGTGCTGCGGATACAAGTCCTGATATAAGTGTGCCGATTATCTCATCTGCATTTTCAGTCACTATCGGAATAGCTGTGTCGGCAAAGGAGCTTAACGTATTAAGCAGTGCCGATACAATGGAATTTGCGCCGTCAATTACCGATGGGAGCATCTGTTCAACAGTTTCGGGTATGAGAGGCAGAAGATTTTCGGTAAGCTCTGTAATACCTGTTGCCATTGTGGGCAGCACTGCCATAATTCTGGGCGCAAGATTATCCGAAACTGTCACAACACTTTCAACCACGTCGTTTAACAGCTTGTCAAAGTCCTGTGTCGGGTCGGACATACCTGTGAGCAGGTTTTGCCATGCCGCCTTTGCCGCTGAAATGGAACCCTGAATGGTGGAGCTTGCTTCCTTGGCGGTAGTGCCTGTTATGTCCATTTCAGTCTGTATCACATGGATAGCATCTACGATGTCAGCAAAACTTGATATATCGTAGGAAACATCAATGCCTTTGCTTTTCTGAAGCTTTTCGGCATCGGCAAGCAGTCTTTCCATTTCGGATTTTGTACCGCCATAGCCGATTTTTAAATTATCGAGCATGGTATAGTTTTGCTTGGAAAATCCGCTGTACGCATTCTTTATTGATTCCAGATCGGAGCCCATTTTGTTTGCGTTATCTGACATATCGCTGAGAGCGGTGTTGGCTTTTTCAGCCGCAGCCTCAGTATCATTTCCCATGCTGCTGATAAGAGAAGCGGCAAACCCTGTTACTGTCTCCATGTATTCATTGGCAGACATTCCGACTGTGCGGAATGCTTCTTCCGAGTATCCTTTTATAACATCGGCTGAATCCTTGAACAGAGTTTCAACTCCACCTATAAGCTGCTCGTAGTCTCCGTAGCATTCAATGGCTGATTTTGACAGAGCGGCTATTGCCGCAGTTGCTGCACCTGCTGCCGCAAGGGAGATCTCGCCGATTTTTGCTGCCGCCTGAGTGGACGTTTTCAGTATCTCACCACCTGCACCTTGCAGTCCGCTTTTCAGCCCCGCAGTGTCAAGCCGTGTGTTAAAAATAAGGTCGCCGTCATTCAATATCTCTCACCTCCTTATGAATCAAGAAATCTTCTTGCTGCCTCTATCATTCTCAGCTCGTTGGCTGAAACGGGAAGCGCATAGACCTGCTGCATTTTTTCAAGGAACTCCCGCCTGTAGTCTGGCATATCGTCCGAGATGTCAGCCGTCCGCCAGCCGCATATGTCAGTGAATCGGCAGTCATGCAGCCCCATGAACAGCCCACGGAACTTCCACCAGTGCATTTTTGTCTCCCATAGGTCAATGCCGTATTTTTCATAAAATGCAGCAGCTATCATGGGAAAGTCTGCGTCAAAGCTGTAAGCTCTGCGGCTTGAAAGTATTGCACCGCTCTCGCTCGATTCCTTGGGCGGCTCTCCGCATCGGTAGAACCACAGCATGAACATCGCAGCCCGTGAAAGGTCACGGGGCATTACGGGAAAAATGAGCCTCAGGGCAGTTATGACCAGTCTGTCCTCGGGAATGCGGCAGTCAGTGATAAGCTCCTCAAATCTCATCCAGCAGATAAAATCTGTGCGGAGCGGCAGCACCGTCACGCCGCCGTCCGTCACCTCAGTGTATTCAGTGGGAAGTCTCTGCGGGAGCATACTTTTTCAGCACCTCTTCCGTCACCTTTGCGGAAGCACGGTTCAGGAACACCCACAGCGCACCTATCTCATCGGTGTCAAGACTGCCTGCATCGGTCACGCCTGCGTCATCACCGAAATGCTCACTTACGAACTCATCGCCCAGATAAAGCCTTATGCCCTCCAGCGTAGCCTCTGCCGCCGTTACCGCATCGGGAGCCTTGACTATCTCGGCTGCAATGCGCCTTGTCTCCTGCACGAAATATGCAGTCTTCGTGGGTATCTCAACGCTTTTGCCGTATATGGTAACGGCAGTGGGGTTCCTTTCGTAGTTAAATTCCATGTTATTCCTCCGTATTTACAGCTTTGCTTTCGGAATTGGCAGAAGCAGCTTCGGCAGTATCCGCAGTAAATGTTCCGCCGCCGCCCGATGTGGCAGGAGCAAACTTGCCGATAACAGGGTCGCCCAGACCGTTGAACGCACCCGAAAGCTTCATCTTATTGTTGTTTTCGGAAGTGCCTGAGGGAGCGACCGCACAGGTCTCCATGCGTGCCACATAACCGCCGCCCGAAACAGCGTTGAACTTTTCCACTGTCAGTATCTTTACAAGGCAGTCGCCCAGCACCTTGCGGTTTTTGTATATCTCATACACCTTTTTGATGGTGGGGTCGGAATACATAAGGTCGCACTCAAAGTTGTATGCGGTCTTGTAGCTTGTGGTGTCGGTGCTTTCGGTATCCATGTTGATGTACTTGGTGCTTTCCGTCTGAGCGGAAGTTGCGTCATCGAACTTTGACCAGCCGTCACCCATTCTTGCCCACTGAGGCGTTTCACCGGAGCTTACGTCCATGTAATGTTCCAGCTGGGTCCTTTTAACTATCGTATTTGACATTAACAAACATTCCTTTCTTCAATGTATTCAAGAGTTATGCTCATCTGATACGTGCATTTCTTACCGTCCTTTTCGTACTCAAAAGGTACAGCTCCGTCCATGCGTATATCCTGAGCCGTGCGGTATTCGGGGAGAGCGGGAAGCTCCTGCACGTTCAAAAACCACCTGCGCAGATCGTCAAGAAAAGCGCTGGTCTGTATCCTGCGCAGGTCATCGTCCGACAGGCTGCCCAGGAAGAGAGAGGCGTGCATGGCTTTAAGTTCACTGCCGCAGAGATATGTCTGCAATACCTCGGTGCTGTCCTCCACAATTCCCGCACAGTCGATGTCATCGCTGCGGAAATTCACCTGCATGGTGTAATCCGCCAGCAAAGGGCAGCCGCAGAGGAAGTCCCACAGGGATTCAATAACGGAATCAGCCACGATATCTGCACCCCGCTATCTGAGCAGCCCCTGCAAGGATAGTGTGAACGTGAGCTGCTTTCATTCTCTCGAACCACAGCCGTCCTCTCAGACCGCCTCTTGCCGTGCCGCTTGCCCCATGTCCGCTGTTGCTGTAGTAATTTTTTCGGGCATAGGGAGCGGTATAAACAAGCTCACCTGAGCCTATCACCGTGCCTCTTATGCCTGAGCGGATAAGCTCGCCTGTGTCCTTGGGGGTGTACCTGTCGCAGCGCCTCAGGCATTCGCTGTCTATGAATTTCTGTACAGACCCGCCCTGCGCCAGCCTGTGATTTATGCAGATCTGTTCAGCGCTCATGGGCTTGAAAACTATCATCTTATCACTCCTATCTTACTCCCAGCATTATGTGCCGCATACTTCGGGACCCGAAGTTGTTCACCGTTATGCTGTGTACGTGCAGGCCGCTGTACAGCTCCTTGTCGGTGGGGTCACTCATTTCTCCGAAGAATATGTAGTCGCCTTTTCGGATATCGGCAGCGATGTCGGGGATAAATACCTTGGCAGTGTCGGCGTTTTCCTCGCCGTATTTTTGCACTTCATAGGCTTTGACCTCCTGCCACATGCAGGGGAATGTGCCTGCCTTTAAGACGGTCTTTCCCGCCGTCCTGAAAACGGTGCATATGCCGTTGGTTATCATCACCCACCCCCCCTGAACATCAGCTTCACGCCGCCCGCATAAACATTCCCCAGATATATCTTCACCGCATTGTATCTCGCCGAAGATACCTCCGCCTGAGACCTGTCGCCGTAGGTCACGGAATAGCTGCCTATGGTCTCGGACTTCACATCTGCCGCCCTGCCGCATGAATACAGATCATCAGCGCAGGCGCAGCAGGCACGGCGTATCTTGCCGCCAATGTTTTCGTCCGCCAGAAGCTCGGGAGTTATCCTGTCGAATGTAACAGCGTCAATATAAGCAGAGGCAGGCTCCGCAAATCTTGCAAAGTCCGCCTCGCTCATGGTGCCGTGAAAAACCTCGCTGTAAAACTTGTAATCAGCGTATGCCATTCTCAGCTCCTTTGCCGACAATCAGGCGTGAGAGCAGTAAATGCCCGCAGCCTTGTTTTCGTAGGCGTCGGTGAGACCGTAAGCACGGTAGGAGAAGATGTATGCGTCCGCATCGGGGTTAGCGTCGGGGGAGATGACCTTGCTTACAGTATGCTTGCCAAACTGGATAACAGCAGGCTTGTGAACTATCATAAAGTTGATAGGCGCACCGCCTGCGGAGGTCTGCTTGTAGTACTTGCCTGCAGCCCAGCCGGGAGCGCTGCTGCCCGTAACAGGGGAGTAAACGCCGTCGGAAACGGTGTAATAATCCTTGTAGTTTGTGCCCCAGTCATCGGGCTGGGAGGTTGTCACCTCATACACCGCCTCGGCTTTCTTGAAGCCGCCTATCTCCTCGCCGGAAGATGTGCCGTTGAGCAGGGAAACAGCAGTCCAGAAGCGTGACTGAGGTACCTTGATAATGCCCGCAAAGCCCTCAAGTACAGATTTGGAAACGTAGCTGTAAAGGCTCTGAGCCGCATTGTAAAGGGTGGGGGTAACGAAAAGATATCTGCCGTCCGCAGGGACTTCCGCCTCGTCCAGTACGTTCACGCCCTCACGAACGGAATCCATGAACGCCTCAGCACCGCTGATGGTCTCAGTCTTTGAACCGATTCCGTTGATGGCAGCGTAAGAGGCAAAGCGCACAGCGTCCATTTCGGGAACAGCCTTGGTGCGGATAAATTCGCTTGCAAGCTTGCCGAACGCCAGACCCGCAGTCTCCTCGTTGTCCATAGCGTCAACGCTGAACTTGCGTCCTCTGTCGTAGTTGAACTTCACGGTCTCGTTGGTGATCTCCACATTGCCCTGAACATAGCCGCCGTTGCGGGAGTAGTCAGCCAGACCGTCCATGCTTATCTTGGGGATAATGATCTCGTTTGCGTTTGCGCCTGCCTGTACAAGGGAGCCGTCCATATCAAGCACGGAAGAGCAGGAAGCAGCCTTGTAAACATCGTCCAGCAGGTCAATGTACTTCTTGAAAAGTGCAATAGCATTTGCCATGTAAATTCCTCCTTTTAGTGTATAAAAATAGCCTCGTTCATCTCAAAGATAAACAAGGCTCATCTCTTGCTTTGTTCATGCCGTCCTCCTTACTTTGTGGCGAGAGGGGGAAGCCCCATAACAGCCCTTGCGGCGCTGTCGTCCGCCTGACCGCCCGAACCGCCGCCTGTGGGGCCCATGTACTTAGGCACAGGCTCGCTGCTCTCGAAAAGAAAGTCGTTTTCCTTGGCGATTTTGTCCAGCTGCTCCGTGAGACCGACTATCTCGTTGCCCGCAAGCTTCAAGCCGTCCATGTTGAGCAGTGCCTTTACGGCAACAGCATTTCTGGGCTTGCGCTCCGAGAGCTTGCCCTCCAGAATGTGGTCAAACTGCATCTTTTCCAGCTTTGCGGCACTTTCCTTCTGCGCCGCCGCCAGCTTTTCCTTGTAGTCGTCGGCAGTCTTTTTAAGTCCCTCATAGTCCAGCTTGCCGAACTCCTCTATCTGCTTGTTGGCGGCACTGAGCTGACTTTTCACGTCCTCGTAGTCCCCGAACTTTGCGGAAACTCCGTCGCAGTCCTTCTTGTTTTCGGCAAGTATCTGAGCTGCGTTTTCCTCTGATACTCCGAGCTTTGTAAGAAATTCCTTGGTCATGTTTTTTCCTCCCTAATATAAAATGTTTAATCCCCTCGATTTCGAGGAGTTTATCCGGGTCAGTTTCGACCCCTTTTATACTGCCTCATTCGCCTCTTGGAGTGCCTTTTGCGCTTGATACAGTGTGCAGCATAAACACTGATATCAGGTGCGGGCAGTGCCGTAAATCCATGGCTATAAAAGTCAAAGAACACTCTTATTCCCTCCTTTCAGACATAAAAAATGCGCCTTGCAGTCAACTGCAAAACGCTTATGTGAGTATAAAAAATTGCCCTACTAAGTAAGGCAATCAGTCGATAAATTCGATTTCTTCAACATCTTCTTGCAGAAATTTATATCCTCCAACACCTATTGCCCAGCAGGCAACTTCATTTGAATCCTCGTCTTCGTGATATCCCATACAGATCCCCTCATATACAGTTCCGTCAGTTGTGGTCACTCTGACCTTCTTTTTTTTATAAAAAGCATCGGCATCATCAACTGCTTTACTCCATTTTTCAAAACTTATCACTTGATTATCACCTCATTAAAACAGGAAAAATGTGCGCACCTTTGTTTTCATCATATTTGATCTGAACTCTGTTAGTAGCCTCATATTTACCTGTTTTTTTATTGTAAGTACGACCGGCTTCAAATGGCAAAGTAATAAACTCATCGGGATACTTGTTATTGCCTCGGAATTCATAATGATCACCCGTTCCCGCATACCTGTTTATTAAATCCTGCGGGTCAAGACCCTTTGCAAGTATGCTTCTGGGGGTTACTTTTCCGCCTGACTGCACAGCTTGCTTGACCTGATTTTTCCAAACCTTGCCGTTTACGTGCTTGGACTGATTTTTGGTATCCACGGAAGTATTGACACTGCCACTTGCAAGAGCATTTCGGAAGCTGTTGACCTTTAAGCCTATTGTAGCATCTCCATTGCCTAAAGTCAACATTTTTTTGTATTCGGCTGCACTTCTGCTTGCCTGACTGTGACCAAATCCCCCGACCTGCGCCCTCTCGTTTCTCACCGAAAGCCCCGCAGCCTTGGAAAATCTTCCGTACTCCTCTTTCTGCCTCCTGAGAAGCACCGACTTTTCCGTGAACCTGTCCTTATCGTCCGTGGCATCAGCCGCAAGTATCTCTCGCTTGGTCTTGCGCATGGAGCGTTCCATAGCCCTCTGCCGCTGGGTCGCCTCGTAATAGGTGTAGGTCTTGCCGTTGTATTCAAAGGGCGGCGGGTCGATGTTTTTAAGCTCCTCTTCCGTATAACTTGGTTCGGAAATGCCCTCTATAACAGGGTAAAAATCGTGTCGGCAGTTCCAGCCCTTTAAGCCCGCACCCGTTCCGTAGCCTGTCACTTCTACAAGAGAGGGATATTTCTTTGACTTACCCGAAAGCGAGTACCACCGCCCCTGCCATTCTGCGTGGTCGGGTCTTGCACCTGCGTGAGCATCGACCTCCACAATGTCCGTGTCAAGCTCCGCCGCATTGTGTTCCGAGACCTTGCCCGTCATTTGCGACAGCCCCGTAAGAACAGCCCTGCGGGCAGCCACATCAGCGTGACACCTTACCCCCGAAGCATAATCCACAAACTGCAAACCGCCCTCTGTGAGCCGCCTCGTGGCGTTCCTGACCGCCGTGTTGTGATCTACAGCACCCGTCATCACCTGCATATACGCATAGTCGAGACAGTCCCTGTAAGCCTCCGCCGCACCGTGAAACCGCACCTGACCGTTTGACCCACGGTAGGAAAATCCCATGGATTGCGTAAAGTTTCGCAATTCTCCCTTGGTCTGGTTCACGCTGGCAGTTACCGCCTGCTGAAAGAAGTCGTTGTATTCATAAGGCGTGTAGCCGACATTCGCCTGCGCATACGCCTTGCGGTAAAAATCGTCCGAGGTCTGGGCAGCGTCAAAGAACAAACGGTCAACAGTCTCATCGGAAAGCTCCGAATATTCGGATATCTTCTGCTTGATGTACTCCGTTCCCGCACCCAGCTCACGAAGCCGCAGCACCTGATGCTCCGCACTGTCGGTAAGATACCCCGCCTTTGCTATCCTGCGGCATATGTCGGCGATGATATCCTCCTCGAGCCTGAGAAAAAGCTCCTCCAGCTCCGCAGGCGCACCCTGCAAATAGTCGGGAGTAAGCATTATTCAAAGCTTTCGGGGAGCATTGCCGCCGCCTGCTCCTCCGTCTCGCCGTAGCGCTTCATGCGGTATTCCACAGGAGACATGATCCCCGCAGAGACTTCCTGGAGCCATATCTTCTGCTCGGTCTCGCTGTCGGTAACAAGGCTGTCGTCAAAGTCGAATGACTGCTCGCACGCCCCTCTGGGGGCAAGCTCATGAATGTCGCAGAGCATATCAAGTACCTGTACAAACTCTGTGAGAGCCTTTCTGACGTTCGCCTGAATGGCTGATACCGTGGCATATGACCGCTGCTTGGAAGCCTTTATTTCTGTGGCAGTCTTGTCCGTGTCCTGCACCTCGGAGAGGGTACCGAAAGCAAGTCCGCACTGCCGTTCTATCTGCCGAAGAAGATTGTTGAGCCCGTTTCTCTGAGCTTCTTCACGTATCTGAGGCGAGAAAATGTTGAACGCCTGGTCTTGGTTAAAGTCCAGCGTCTTTATCAGCCGCCTGTTGAATTTGGGAGCCGTCTCCGTGCCGTCATTGCCACGCTGCACCGCCGTTACATCGGCATATACCGCCAGCTCCGAGCCTTCAAACTCCCATATGCCTCTTGTGAACTGCATATCCGCTTCCTCGATAGTGGAGATCGCTGCATTGAACACCGAGACCCCCAGCGGGGAACGCCTGTCAATGATGTTCGCCCCGGGCATTTTCATATATACAAACAGCGGCCGCTTTATGCCTGAAAATGTCGCCGAAGGAGCAATGTCCGCCCATTCCGCAACCGCCCCGAGAGCTATCTCCCGCCCTATCTGAGCCGAGCTGTCGGACACATACGCCTTGTTCACCACTGTGTAATTCGTACCCGAAAGGGAGTGCTTTTCAAGGCGGGTGAAATACCGTCCCTTGCGGACTATCCTGTCAGCGAAAACGCATTCGATGATGTTGTCACCGTCATAGCCCGATACCGCCGCAGCGTCCGCCTGAATGATGTCGGTATATATCTTTCCGCCCGATACATAAGGCTTCAGGAACACCCCACCCAGAGCGCAGGCATATTCCACCCACACGGGAGACAGCGCCACCGCATGACTGTACGCATCGGAAAGATGATCCGCCCTCGGCGAGCCTGTCAGCTCCGAGTTAAGCTCCAGCGTGACCAGCCTTGCCATTTCATGGGCCACAGAGTAGGGGAGATTAAGGCAGCGCACATTGCTGTCAGCCACAGCCCACGGCGGCGTGCAGCGGTAGCATTCCGCCCACAGCCTTACAGCCTCGGTCATGTCCTTGTCAGCAGGCAGGGTCTGCATTTTTGCAGCCAGCTCATTAGTGTCAAACAATTTGCATATCGCTCCTTTCAGCCAAGATAAAATGCTCATTTTCCGCTTCTCCTCCAAATCTGCGATGTAGCGTACCGCACAGCGTCAATGCTGTGATTGTTCCTGTCGGGATATCCCGATATGATCTCGCCGTCCTTGCTGCGCTCGTATTCGTACTCCAGAAATTCCGCCGCAGTCTCGGGGCAGCGTTCGTTGTCAATGACTATTTCACGTAGGGACTGCAGCCACTTCATGGAATAATCCACCGACCCGGGGCCCTTTTCAGCTCCACGGGCAAGCAGACCAAAGGAGCGGTAATCCGCAACGGACTTCTGCTCCGCACTGTCGCACATGAGCATATCGTTTGCCGTTACGCCACGTTTTTTCAGCTCGGCAGCAGTCTCCGCATTGCCCTTTTTATTGCAGCGGAACTCGTCATATATCACCAGCGTGTGCTGAGCCGCCAGATATGCGCACCTGACATACGCAAAGGGGTCAGGATACCAGCCCCAGTCAACGCCGTGAAGAATCGTTCCAAAGGTCTTGATGTCCTCGTCAGTGACCTTGCGTGTGACCACATTGTCGAACACGTTTCCGCCAGTGCCGTTGGCAGCGCCCAGATATTCGTTTTCATACGCCGTGGGATTGGTCTCTTTCAGATATTCCGCATCATCGAGGAACGGCTTGCCCAGCCACTTTTTCGGCACTGTCAGATAATTGCTTTCGGTAACGAGCCTGTCCGCCCTCGGCGCTTTGATGTACTTGTTTGCCCAGTTCTGAGCCGATTTCGGGGGATTAAAAGACTTGAACTTGTAAGCCCTGTCTCCGCCTCTGATGACCGACTGTTCTATCTTTCGGACAGCCTCGGGACCCGAGAACTGGTCAAGCTCCTCAAACCACAGAATGCCGATGAACCCGAAGGGGACTTTTATGGACTTGATCTTGTTCTCATCGTCCGCCCCTCGGAAGTATATCTTCTGCCCCGTTTTTGTTTTGGTTATCTCCAGCGGCGACTTTGTGGCAGCATATTCATCGTCAAGACCGAGAGAAGATATCGCCCACAGCATCTGATTATACACCGAATCTTTCAGTGTGTTGCCCACCTGGCGGAGAATGCAGGCGTGCATATCCTCGTTTTTCTCCAGCAGGTCGATGACCGCCAGCGAGATAAACGAGGACTTGGCAGAGCCTCTTCCGCCCGGGAAAACATATTCGGAGTGTTCGCCCTCGGCAATGTCAAACAGCACCGATGAAAAGGCAGGAGCCACCATGCTTGCGGGAATGCCGCCGTAAGAAAAGCCCTCCCGATCGTCCACCGAGGGGAAGTACCTTTCACGGTCAAGCTTAAGGCGGGCGTTGTCGTACCTGATCCTGTGCCGCATCATATCGTCGTCACGGATAATGCTCCGCAGCTCCTTTACCGCAGCCACATCGCCCATTTTAGCCTGTTTCAGCAGCGCCGCATTGACCGCAAGCATATTCGTGACCTCGTCCTCGCTCAGATCATCGAAGTTCACGCCCATATCAGAAAGGAGCTGGTAGTCCGCCACCTGAGAAGCAGGCAGCGACAACAGCAGCTCCATACATTTTTTCATATCACGCTTTTTCCGCCTTGCTTCACCCGATGCCTTGCCGCCCTTTGCGCCGTTTTTCACGGCTTCCTCTCGGCTTTGGTCGGAAGTATACGGTATTAAATTCTTTTCATTCACGGGTCACCACCTGCCGAAAAATTGATATAAGAAAAGCGCCCCGAAATCGGAGCGCTAAATAAGATTTTATTTAATTAGTGGTTTGGAGAGCATTTTTTGCAAAAACCTGAACCCTGATCTCCGTTTTTATAATCGTCTTTATCAAAGACTTTTCCGCAATCAGGGCAAGTGAAATATTCGCCAACACACTTTTCGCAAACAAATCCGCCATCATTATGCTCGTACTCAGCATTTGGGGCATTACAATTTTTGCACTTCATATTGATTTATCCTCCTGTCAAAAAGCTTGTACATATACTTATCAGTATATATATTTTAACACAAATGGTATGACATTGTCAAGCTTTTTGAGCAATTTCTATAAGAGCATTTCCGTGAAGCCTATGTACGTGACGCACACTGATTTTCATTTCTAAAGCAATCTGTCCCCAAGACTTGCAGTAAAGATAATAACGATTAAGCACTTGCCGCTTTCGCTCATCTTTCACAAGGTAAATGAGCCTGCCCGCCGCACAATACGGGTTTGAAAGTTCTGCTTTGCATTTGTCCGCTTGGGTTTCATAATCAGATACCTCGCAATATGATTCTTCAACGGAATTTCCGTTGCGCTCATATTCTGCGCCTGTGCTGTTATATCTCACTGTTTTGCCGTCTGTAAGTCTGCTCTCATAGCTTTTGTGCTTATTTTTGGCATTAAGGTACTTGCTCCCTGCCTCTCGTGCATCATTCAGCACCGCCTTGACATCCTGCACAGTCAATATGCATCACTCCTTTTTCAGCAATTCGGGATTATCGTAAATGTTGCCGATGACTTCTGCTGCAAATTCGTCTGTTTTTCCTATTGCAGCACATCTCAAAATAGATGAATTTACCCAAGCAGTAGGATTTGGGGCGTTGACATAGCGCACACCAAATCCTGAAATTTCATCAATCCAAACAATCACACCAATATTTGTAGCAGAATATGCAGTGCCCTTAACGATATCCCCCTCGAAGATTTTCACGCCGTTCTTGTCGGTATGCCCTGTGTACTGTCCTATGGTTTCATAATCAACTTCAATGCCAATTACACCTAACGTATTAGTCATTTCAGCGGGTAAATCATACCTTTCGTTATAAGGTTGAGTTAATAATCCATAGACCCAATCGCCGTTCTTATACGTTGTTCTGTAATATCCACTATCACGGTTTATGGCTTTTCCTCTGAACAAAATTTCACGTTCCATTGTTTTCACCTCCGTCCATCTTTGCCCCACAGTTCGGGCAGTATTTAGAGCCAGCATACACATATGGGCTGAACCGCTTGTCGATCGGCAGATTGTTATTAACACTATGGCACAAGCTACATTCCCATGCACCTAAACCCCAGTCATGCCCGTTTTGATTATATACCCAATGCCCATGCTTCACGGGTGCAACATCGGCGGCAGGAAGTTTGTATATAGCGCTACCAACAACATCAACAGCGCCGCTGTGAGAACCGAGTGTACCGCCGTGCGTACAGCCGTAATCATCAATTATTTTCATAACAGCTTCACGCTCTATGTATTCTTTTTCAGCCATTGTTATTCTCCTTTCCTTCTATAATATTTAAACCGTCAATCGCATACCCGCCAGACTTTCCCTCAAGTAGTACAACGATTGTTCCGCAACAATTCCACGGATTTGAACGTACTGTCCAAATTTTGCCTTTGCCTTTTTCGCTTACAAGATATTTATTATTCATAATAACCCTGTCGCCAATTTTAATATCAGCCATTGTCAGCCCTCCTGTCTCAAATCTCTGCCGCACATCGGGCAGTAGTTAATTGGCAATATTACAAAACTGGAATCATCGGTTGCAATGAAAACCTGTCCTTCGTCTTTTATCAATATAAACGGGTCGCTACCCGGCTTCATACGCTCACCTATATCCCGCACAGAAAAATCGCAGTGTGGACAAGGTTTTGTTTCGACATTCTTAACGTCGTCAAGCTCAATCATCTTCCTCACCGTCCTCCAGCATATCGGAAAAATCACCAGATGAATTATCCTCTGTCTCAGATGCCTCAGAGTTATCTTTAATCTGATCCTGGAAAATAAGACGTGTCAGCACGCCAATAAATTCTATGGGGTCAACATTGTCTCCAGACATCTGAGTGTAAAATGCCTTGAACGCATAAAACAGGTCTGTGAGTATCGGTGTTGCATTGCCGTCCTCAGGGATATCAATTTTCCCAGCCGCATTGAGTTCACGGTCCTCTTCGTTCCTAAAAGCGTCTGAAATCGCTGTTAAAAATATGATTTTGTTTGCCATTCTATCCATTTTATTTTCCTCCTGTTATTTTTTGTTATCAATTTTTTCCGAATCTCCCGCAGCCACGATACACGCAACTGCAACAATGGTTATAATACCGATTATCCAGCCTATAAGCAGACCTGCGAGAAACATCATTCCTCACCGCCTGCAATCCCGAGCAATGCTTCAAGCTTCATTTTCTGATTGCTGAGATTTATTCTACGTTCCATAGCCTTCATTGAATCATCCTCAGCATTGCGGATATCATGAGTGCAAATTTTTATTGCGCCTTTTATGGCTTTGACAACAGTTTCATTGCGTTTAACCGCATCAATAGCAGCCTGCAGCGATTCTGCGTCCTGGTGGAATATTTTATCATCGCCGTCATCGGTAAAATGACCCTCTGCTTCTTTTTTTAAATCCTCAAGATGACTTATGATTTGATTTTCATTCATTTTTGCATATCCTCCTAATTTCAATTTAAATGCCATTTTTAGGCACTTTGTGTTCTGATGTGAATTTACCCTACCCACATATGTAAAGCCTCATACAGCTCATTTCTGTGGGCTTGTCGTTGACGCTGCCGCTTTTTCATCAATGCCTAATCGCCTTAATATTGTTTTTTCTGACACATCTTCTCCCCGCATCAGACTGATAGCCCTTAATGCAATCCTCAGTGTATCTTCAATGCTATACACCGATTTATTCATTTCGGATATCAGCGCTTCGGAGAACTTGACATTCTCGGCATATTTCTGGTTAAATTCAGTGTATCTGCCAACAGCCTGCATGTTTTCTTCGTATTCTTTGCGGAGAAGCTTACCGATGCTCTGGCACTCTTCTTTTGTCTTGTAACCGCCCTTGTACTGCATTATAAGCTCTCTGTACTGGTCAAGGAATTTATACGCCACAGGCTCGACTTTGCTAATATCTGTGCCTACAGGATTGGAATTTATAGAAATCTGCCAGCCTCTTATCTCGTCATCCGTCATATGAACAACATCTCCTTTTCCTCGGTATTTTTGTTAAATGCCGAATACTCAAAAACATTTTTACCGTATTCAACAATGCGTTTACTCTTTTTCCCGTAGCTAAGCTTTATGGGATTATCGGATCCAACGCATACTCCAGTCAGTCGGTTTTTAGTGATGATCAAATCGGAATTATAAGCATCATCGCCCGAATTTTCTTTGCGCCTGTATGCCATAACTACGTCAACCGCATTTGTTATATCTCCGGAACCGCTAACCATATCGTTTGAAAATTCATCGCCCTTTTTGGGGTGTGCTACGAGAATAATCACGATGTTATATTTTCTCGCCATTTTCGACAGTCTTTTGACAAACGCCGATTGCGCCTGATATATCTCGCTGGTGGAACTGCTGTCTGCGTCCATAGCAATCATCAGATTATCAATGCAGACCAGTTTGATATCATACAGCAGTATCTGACGTTCAATTTCTGCAATCAGACTGTCAAATTCATCATTTACCGCCTGATTATCAAAAATATAACACTTGTCGTAATACCAGCTGTTTATCTGCTGCTGTGTTTCGTCAGTCAGCGAATAATGCTCAAAGCCGTCTGCATCAGTACTGGTAACTATGCGATTTCCGCCTGCTATCTGCAGGTCAAGCCAGTGCTTAAACATATAATTCGGCAGCTCGCCGGAATAAACGTATGTGATTATACCCTGCTCCAAAGCATTTGCTATCAGTTGTGACATGAATGTTGACTTGCCTTCGCCACGTTTACCCGACAGCAATATCACCTGACCGTAAAACAATCCGCCAATAACTTTGTCAATGGTTGGAAGCATTGTCTTGATTTTCGGCATTGTTGCCGTGTCGATGCTCTGGACTTCTGCCAGCCTATGAGAAAAATGTGTTGTCGCAGGCTCAGCGTTTTCAACAGCCGCTATAACAGCTTGTCTGCCGTATTTTCGGAATATGTCGTTTGCATCCTTTTCACCCAGATAATATTTGGGCTGCACTTTGTAAATGCCGTCCGTGACTTTTATGCGCTTCTTGATCTCGTCAATCAGCGTCATCTTGCCGTGTTCAAAATCCCCGAAAACAATTATTTTGGTAAAATTATCTTCCAGCCAGTCAATACAGTGCTGCACCCATGTAAACCCATTGCATCCGGTTGGAACGGATAGCGCATTTGGAATACCGCATTCCGCAAGGGTCAGGCTGTCAATTTGTCCCTCGGTGATAACTGCTGTCTTAATGGCTGTATCACACTGGTATATGCCGAACAAAATAGGCTTGCAGTCTTTTTCGCACCATTCCTTGTTTTTATCAACGCCCTTAACAAACTTGCTGTTGCGATATTTTACGAATTGCAGCACGTTGTTTTCATCATAAAACGGGAATACCACAACATCGGGATTTTTGGTCTGCGCCGTTATGTAATACCTTCGGCATATTTCCTTTGATATTCCACGGCTTGCCATGTATTCCACAGCAGTGTCACGTATAATACGCTCTTCGGGCTTGACCTGCGTTAAGGCTTTATAAACCTTGCGCTCTCCAAAATCCAGCTCATATTCAAAATCACGGCACAGCTCTACAAAATGCCCTTGCTTGCCGCAGGAAGCTCTCAAGCACTTGAATGCACCCGATATGGCGTTTACCGAAAAGGTGTGTTTATCTCCTGAGCTTCCGCCATTGCAATAGGGGCAGCGCTTAAACTCTATCTCATCTCCTTTGGTTCTGGTCTCGTACCCATGTGCCGCAGCAAAGTCATACACATCTGAAACTTTGTATTCATATCCCATCAGAAGTCACCTCCGGGAGGAAAAATCCGAACGTCATTTTCTTGCTGAGCGTCAGCGGATATATATTCTTCCTTCTTATTCTTCTTATCTTTCTTATTTTGTTGTCGGTTGCTTGTCGGCTGCTTGTCAGGTTGCTTGTCGGTGTTTGAGCGTTTACCCTGCGTTTTGCTTGTCGCTTCTTGAAATTTATCGTAATTATTCAGCGTAAATACGGTGAATTTTGGGTATGCCGACCTTGTCACTTCGCCTGTCGTTTCTAAGTGATTTATAGCCGTTCTTGCTTGTCGAATTGTCAGCCCTGTGCGTTTTGCGATTTTTGAATAGCTTGAAACAAGACTGCCACGTGGAATATCTATTCCGTGCCATAATACTTGGTCGATATTTGCAGACAGAATGAGATATACATATACCACCAGAGTTGGCGGATCGTCGTACCATTCCCATGTCAGCATTGAACGCCAAAGCTTGATGTATCCATTGTCAAGGCTCACCCGAAATCACCCCTTTCAAGCCGCTCTTTAAGTTCACGGTATAAAATATCGTGTATTACCTTAGGAGCGGTCTCCTCTTTGCAGAATATTACACGGCAGTCATATCTTGTCATCCAAGCAAACAAGGAAGCTGTAAACGCATTTGGAGAGAGCATAGAACGGTATTTGTGATTATATAAATTTTCATAGCTTGCATTCTCTACAAGCATATATATACGCATGCCGATTTCCTTGGCTCTCTCAAATTCTCTGACAAATCTCTTGCGTTCCGTACCAAAGCACATAGCAAGTTCATCAAGGCTCATTTTGCGCTCTACAGCCGCTGTATTGCTCAGCGTTATCTCCATGCCGTCTATATCTGAGGCTATAGAATAATCGCCGCTGAACAGTTTCTCACGTTTGTGCGGCAGCCCTATTAGCTCAAGCCTCCTGTGCAGTGCAGGTGTGTCTTGCTCACGGGTATCTACAAGCAAGACAGCCTTTTCCAGCACTGTTTTTATATCCACAGGGTTCATGATCAGAATGGAAGTTCAGACGATGCCACTTCTGTAAAATCCGACAGATCAGGGGCAGATGATGCCGATGCCTGAGGTACAGACTTGCTGCCATTAAGCGGCTTAGGCTCGGGTATCTTGACATTGCCTGACTTTGCATCAGCTACAGAGACAAATTTAAAAGGAGCTGTCCTCCAGCCGTGCCTGTTGTTGTAATCCCATTCTTCAGAACGGAAAACTATGCCCACTGTCTTGCCCTTGAGCTGCGCTTCGTTCCAGTCCCAATGATATCCGCTGTTACTTTCTTCAATGGCAAGGATATTGGTCTTAAACGACCTCTTCGCCCAGCTGTCAGCCTCAGAGCCGTCATCAGAAGGAATATTCATGCGCAGAATGCCCTTCCACTTCTTGTCCTCACCGCTCTGAGATCTGTAATCGGCAGCATAGAAATCCTTGCGATCGCCCTCGATAATATCAAAGCTGATTTCCAGCTTGTGCCATTCGCCTTTAGAAGATGTATATACCTTTTCCTCAGCCTTGAGAATACGGCAGATATATACACCTACCGGAAGCTGCTCTCTTGCTGAAATGGTCTGTGTGGTTTCGTAGTTGTTAAATGGTCTCATAGTTTGATTTCTCCTTTAGTTTTCGTATTCTTCCAGTGCCTTGATGACCGTTGTAATGTCATTCGGTATGGTATCCTCTTCAAACAGTCCCATAGGGGATTTGGCGGTGCTGTGATTGCTGTGGGTCTCGAAAACATACTCGCCATTATTGCACTTAGCCAGCAGAACTGTTGTGAGCTTGCTTTCAAGGACGATTTTTTCAAGCTTTTTGCCATTGGTCTTGATATGAGTAAACTCAAAGCCGCTTTCGTCACGTTCTGTCTGCGTGTGAGCTATAAACAATATGGTCAGGTCGTCCCTCAGAGGATAAGCCATATCGACCATTTCCCATATGCTTCCGGCAAGATCAGCCCATTTATCATAACCTTTTTCCTTGCGCCTGCGCTGTTCATCGCCGTTCATGATGTTGTTTATTGTGTCAACAACAATCGTCTTTACTTTGGGGCACTTTTCGGCGATTGCCAGAATGTAAGCCGTTATTTTAGCAGGATCATCAATGCACAGGTAATTTTTATTCTCAGCGTTATACTGCTTCCTCCAGCCCTTCCATGACAACCCTTTGCGGTCAGCATCAATGTAATATGTAGTATTTGGGTCAAGATTACGGCAGCTTGTGGTCTTTCCGCTGCCGCTTTCCCCCATAATGCAAATTACCTTAGCCATTATCATCACCTCCACTCAAACTTTCCCAGAACGGGCATTCCTGCCCGATGTACTTTGACGGATACGCAGGAACAGCTTTGTTGAGCTGGCATATGCGGCTTGAATGGCTGTAATACGGGCACTGGAAGCAGCACACATCGGCGTTGCCTCTGTTATCTATCGGGAACGCTACAGATATCGTAGCGGTGCAGTTCACGTATCCGCTTACGCCGCTTGAAAAATCAGCCATCGTCCTCTTCCTCCTCTTCGGTGTTATCGTCCTCAGCGCCGTCATGCTCCGCATCGCTCAGATATCTGTCCTCGCAGCGCTGAAAAGCACGGCTGTTGCACAAAAAATCAGAAATTTCCATCTGTGATGTCCTCCGCCTTTTCTGCGGTGTCATGCTCGCCCGCAAAAGCAAGGATATCGTCCTTGTCAATGTAATTTTTGGCCTTTATGTAGCTGATGATAGCGTCATATTTTGCCGCTTTTTCTACAAGCGGTATAAGGTCATAAAGTTCTATTTTCATGGTTGTTCCTCCATATCAAAAAGTGAAATTTGTTCGTTGCTTTCGGGGATATCCTCCCATTTTACGCCTATGTAATCAAGGACACGTCCCCAGCCGTATTCTGTGCCGTCCTCGTCTTTGCAAACATGGTACATCCAATATTCCCAAGCTTTGGGATTGGCTTCCCTCAGACGGTCAAATCTATGCGGACGGGCTTCCATATGTATTCCGAAACCGCATATATCACAGCCTGTCCTTTGTGCCTTGGTCGTGTACAGGGTGCCGTCTCCTTTGCGCTCAATGGTGCCGTATATCTCGGGAACGGGGACGTGCAAATCTAACGCCAGCTGCAAAATATCCTGCCTGTTGAATATGGCAAACGGAGCAGAACGGACCGTATCTTTGCCATAATAATTACAGCCGTGCATTTTTAATGCCTTTTCACGTCTGCCGCCCTCGGAAGCCATCAGTCCAAGATATGGATAGCTATTGTGTTCCTTTGCCCAGTCGTCACATGGCTTCTCCTTCAACCAGTAGCAGCACTGGGAGCTCACGTTGAATGGTGGTATCATGTAATTTACGCCCTCATTCTCGTTTTCATAGCCACCGAATAGATATAACCACTTTTTAGGCAGCTTCATGCGGCTGTTTTTCTGCCAGCCGCCATATGCACCCGTTTCACCTGTGATTATAGCATGACGGATAGTAGCATTTTTCTCAGTTGGGTGTTGCAAATGCTCTATCTTTGCCGCCTTTTCCTTGCTAATAACGGGAAATCCATATTCTTGGAGAATTCTGTGCTTGGTCATAGGCTTTCCGTCTTTATCTCTTGAAGTTTTCAGTGATATTACTCCAAGCTGCCGATGTATGTGCTGAATGCTCGGGTCTTCAATACCTGATACCGATATAGCAGGAACGTCAATCCCGATGCTGCGGAGAAATAGCAGCAGCGTTATGCTGTCAAGTCCGCCAACCGATACATGACAATTTGCGTAATACTCGCCAACAGGAGATGTTATGGTGTTGTAAAAATCCTTAGCCATCTTTGCAGCGTGTGAGACCTTAGCCTCATAGGGAAGCTGCTGGAGCTGTAAAAAGCGCTGAATGTTCTCGTCAGTATGTTCACGCTCTTTGCGCTCAAGAACATTTTCTTTATATTTTTTTGCACCGCTTCTTGGGAGAATTTCTTCATCCTCAATAAAGCTTAACTGATCCACTTGACAAATCCTCCTAAATGCCTTATTCCTTATTCAGGTCAAGAAAGACCTCAATCTCTTCAACCTGTCTTGTCCAGTCATCAATGACGGACTGTTCAGCGGCAATCTGCTCCTTGAGGTTTGCAATTCGTTCCCAGCATGCTTCCTTTACCGACTGCGGAATAGCAGGCGTGTTCTTGACATTTTCCTCGGAAGGTGTTACAATATCAGCAGGAATGTTAGGTATATTTTCCTGCTCAGAGCCTGATTCGGTTGCCGCCGTTTCAGGCTCTTCTTTTATCCTGTCAGCCATATACGCTCCCATGTCGGTATCACCTGTGACCTCATAGCATGGGGTATCATTGCCGTAAGCTCGTTCGAGCTCTTCATCGGTGATAGGTGCAAATGCTGCATCTCCGTGCTCGTTGTAGTCACGCACAATGCTGTACACAGTGCTCTTGACCGTATCATGCTTTTTGGCTATCTGCGCCATAGTAGCGCCCGAACGATATTCTGTAACGATGCTGCGCTTTTCCTCAGCATCAAATCTGCTTTTCCTTGCCATTTCATTATCCTCCTTGTTATCCGTGGGAATGTCCCACCCTTTTTCACGAATAGATGTTATCAGATTAACGACCGTATCGGGCATTACATCGTGGCTATTGTATTTCAGATCTGTCACATCTCCGAGAGCAAGGTGAAGCTTCTTAGCAATTTCTCTCGGGGTTTTGCCCTCTTTCAGCATCTGATAAACCATCTTCTCATTCGCCGACAGCGACCGCACCGCAGGCGCATCAATAGCTATCCGCATATCATCACCTCTGTATGGGGCAAAGGTCAAACTCTACCCTGTCCGGAATGCGTCCTGTAAGCGTCATTGCAATCGCATTGGCAGTAGGTTCAAGCCCCTCAGTGCTGTACGCCTGTGTGCGGAATTTGATGACCTTGTTGCCAAAAAAGCACTTGGCTATGTACATCTTCATTTGGCATCTGCCTCCTTCTGAATTTTTGTCCCCTGTTCCATCGCTCTGATGAGCCTTGCGATGGTGTCGGCAAGGGCATCAGCAGAAGGCTCCTGCTTGATGTTTACGGGTCTTGTGTTTGCTGTCTGCTTAGTCATATTATCACCTTATAGCCTTTCTTTGTCTTAGCGAAGATGTTGACCTGACATTCGCCGTCAGTATCTTCTGCACGTTCCTTTGCCGCAGCTCTGGCTTCGTCAAACGTATCATACGTTCCGATGATGTCTTCAAAGCCGTCAAAAGTGTCGATTACTTTGTACACAGGTTCTCCTCCTCTTCGATAATTTCCATATGGTCATAAGCAAATTTGACCATATCATAAACAGTCTGAGCCTTGGTGTGATTGGTGATGCTCATTACTTTACACCTGCCTTTTCCTTAGCCGCTTCGAGCAGCTTCTTGTCGATGATACGCTTGAGGCATTTTGCCATAATCTCAGGGCTTGGCTCGTTCACGAGTATGATCCTGCGTCCGCTTTCGGACATCATTTCTCTGATGGGGTAGTTCTTGTCCATGATTTTCTCCTTCCTATCCTGATTTCGGGACAGATAATGTGCTATACTGAAAATGGCATTATGCCGACCGAGCAAAAAGCTGCTCAAACTGACAGTTGGGGAAGAACTCATTTTTTATTGTGAAAGCTTCCTCTACGGTAAACGAGCTTTTACCTGTGATCTTTGCTCTGAGGGTATCCCGTGTTATCCCGAGCCTCTTTGCAATGTCAACATAGTTAATATGTGCCTTTGCGATCTCGCCTATAAGATTGCTGTATTCCATGTGTTTTTCTCCTTTCATTTGAATAGCTTTATTATGCAAACGCATAATTTATGATTTAATTATATTATTCAACTGCATAAAAGTCAATAGTTTTTCTGTAATTTATTACGCATTTGAATAACTTTGTCGCTATGCACAAAAAATTATGCAGTTCTTTGTTTGTGACAATGAAATTATACGCATTTGCATAAATTTGTTGACTTTTGTTTTCTTTGGTGATATACTTATGATAATTTAATAGGAGGCGTCAATTATGGCAATCGGAGCAAAGCTAAAACAAATACTGGAGGACAGAGGGCTGAAAGCAACAGACATAGCTGCGAAAACAGGACTGTCCGCTCAGACTATATACAGTCTGATCTCACGTGACAGCAACAAGGCGAGTATAGATAATCTTATAAAGATTTGCGGTGCTCTTGGAATTACAGTTGAAGAGCTAAATCAGTATGATCTGAAAACTAAAAGCAATGCTTTACTCAAAATATCAGTTACTGAACACGAGAATAAAGTAATTACAGCCTACCGTGATAAGCCAGAAATGCAGGGAGCTGTTGATAAGCTCCTTGAAATAGAACCTGCACGCAGAAAAATTGATATATCCGCTTACAAGCAGAATATAGCTGCAGGAACAGGAGAAGAAGGATTTACACCTGAGAAGTTCAAGGAGGTTGACGACTTTGCAAGACAAATCGCAGAACTCGAAGCCAATGAATCTGATTGATCTCTACCAGTTTGCAAAGGATAATGACATAAAGGTGGTAGAAACTATCTGCCCACAATGCAAAGCAATTTCCATGCTGTCCCCGCAGGGAGAGTGCTACATAGGTATTGATTCAAAATCAACGAACAGTGAGCGAGAGGAAAAGCAGTATCTTGCTCACGATATAGGGCATTGCATGAAGGGTGCATTTTATAACCCATATTCACCTTTTGACATTATTGAGAAGCAGGAGCATCGTGCAAATGCCGAAGCGATACATTACCTTATTCCCAAGCAGGAATTGATAAAAGCGATGAAAAGCGGTGAGACTGAGGTATGGCAGCTTTGCGAATACTTTGACGTCGATGTAAAGTATATAAAGCTGGCTTTTTGGGAGTATTTTGATAAAATAATTTAAACTTTTAAGTAAGGACGTGACATTATGGCAATAAGGTTCAGAAAAAGCAAATCAAAAGGGCCGTTCAGATTTACTCTTGGGAAAAAGAGCTTCAGCTCTTCTGTGGGGGGAAAGACCTTTCGTGTCGGGCTGAGCTCAACCGGAAAAATGCGAGTAACTTCACGTATTCCCGGAACAGGAATATCATTTTCAACATCTTTCGGAGGTAAAAGCCGTTCAAAGAGAAAAGCCAGCCATAAATCGGCAGGAAATGCAGCATCAATGAATGTGCAGACACCTCCTCGTCCGGCTGCAAGGCTCAGAACATCCAATAGTGTTGCGGTTATCTTATTTGTTGTATTGATTATTTCTGTGCCTGCCGCAGGCGTGTCTCTCTCATGGAACGGAGATTTTTTGTCATGGTTTATCAAATTTATAATATACATATTTGCATTATATATGATAATCAATAATGTCAGCAAACTTAGGTCACTGGTGCAAAAATGGTGGAACGACAATAAGCTTATCACAGGCGTTGTGATTGCAGCTTGTGTCGTGGGTATTGCTGTATTATCCGCTATTGGCGGCAGATGAGTATATTAGATAAGGACGTGATAACATGGCACGAAGAAGAGGAATAAAGATTGCCAAGGGTGTAAGGCTTAATTTTAATAAAACAGGTACAAGTCTGACAGTCAGAAGCAAGGGCTTGTTTGGGAAAACGCACAGCAGCACTATTCCGCTTACAAGCAGTCATAAGAGCTCATCATCAAGAGCCGGAACATCGTATTCACGCTCAGGCTCATCAGGAAGCAGGTCTGCCCAGCCTGTCGGACGATATGATTTCAAAATACTTGAAAACGGTGATATTGAGTTTTTTGATTCCATGGGGCAGAAAATATACGATGATTCTCTTATACGGAAGATAAAGAGTACCGAGCAATTCAAGGAGAAGAAGCGTGCTGTAATGGAGCAGCGGAAAGAGGAAAAACGTTATCAGCAGAACGCTCTTTTCTCAGAGATACAAAGCGGAACAGATGAAATGATAAACATTCACCGTATGTCCGCAAAGGTCGTTTCAGCAGATGACTGCAATGCTGCAATAGAGCATATCCAGCCAAGAAAATATCAGCCTGCGGAATTTTCTGCGCCCAAGCCGATGAGAGATCATATTGAAACGGTTCTGTATCGTGAAGCCGAGCAGAATGTAAAGGTGCCTTTCTGGAAAAAGAAAAAGGCTCTGGAAGAGTATGTTTCTTCAAGAGCCGATGCCCGATATTCAGAGGCTGTTGAAAAGTACGAGAGCGAAAAAACAGAATTTGAACGAATCGAGAATATAAAAGCAGAAAAAGCCAATGCACAGAACGAGATTGAAGCTGAGCTGAGGCGAAGCGAGATAAGGGCTTTGATGAACAGTGACAGCGAATACATAGAGCAAAAAACGCAGGAGTGGCTTGAAAGTGTTACATTGACGGTTGATTTTTCGGTCGATTTTGAGTATTGCGCTGACAACAGAACTATGTGTCTTGATCTTCATCTTCCACCGGTAAATGATATTCCTGCCACAAAAGCAGCACGGCTTGCAAATGGCACAGTAAAGGAGAAAAACAAGACCCAGAAGGAGATAAAGCAGGAATACATACTATGTGTTTTCGGGCTGGCAGTATTTGTTTCAAGCAATATTTTCAATGTCAGCACTGCAATAGAGCAGATAGTTGCCTCTGGCTATTCTCAGCACAGAGATGACAAGACAGGAAACATTATAGATGACTGCATATACTCGTTAAAATTTGTGCGGTCTGTTTTTGAAAACACTGACCTGACTGCCGTGGATCCTCAGCAGTTCTGCCTATCATGTGAAAGCAGGACAAATATCACTGCTTCGCTGATTATGAAGCCTGTGGAGCCGTTTGACAGTAGTGTCATATCAAATAATCAATAGACAAAGAAATGAAGAAAGGTGTGGCATTATGGGTATTTTTAGTAAACTTGTTTCAAAGGTAAAGTCTGAATCCAATGTAGATATCGCATTACAGCTCTTTGAATCACAGGGGATAGGCGGAACAATAGGTACAAGGGCTAAGGCGATTATTAGCGATTGTCAAAGTCGCCAAGATGTTCTATTAAGAGCCATTGAATTGTGCGGTCCAAACCCTATTGATGCTAAAAGCCTGTATGTTGTTTCTCACTGTTATGTGTGGTTAGGGGCAAAATACAGACCGCAGGCTATAGAATATCTTGAAAAGTATATTGCTGCAGGAGCGTCATGGTCCGGAACACCCAGAGACTTTATTGATATGGGCGGATATTCGGTAGATCAGCTGTCCAGCAATAGGGCTTCTGTTTATCATTATCTTGGAAAAGCCTATGAGGGCGAATATATGTTTGAAAAAGCTGAGAATGCGTATAGAGAGGCTGAATCTCTTTGTCCTGATTTTGCAACATATTCAGTTTGCGTTGCAAACACTTTTGTAAAACGTAATGATTTGGAAAGAGCAAAGGCTTACTTAAATAGCAAAAAGCAAACGATATATTATAAGAATAATGTTGATGATTATAAAACATTATTAAATGCTGCGTTAAACGACATAAATTCAAAGATTGAAAAGGGCTATGTATATAAGCCCAGAGGAAAGAGTAGGAAATAAAAAATCCCCGCCCGGCGCTGGAACACCGAACGGGGAAGAAGCTGTGATACAATCACAACCTTAGACAAGTTTATTGTATCATAGCTCCCTGAAAATGTCAAGGAGTGATTTAAATTTGAAAACCGCCGTAATATACGCCCGATACTCTTCGGACAAGCAGACAGAGCAGTCCATTGAAGGACAGCTATACGACTGCTACAACTACGCCAAGCAGCACGGCATAACAGTCGTGCAGGAATACATAGACCGAGCCATGA